CTGCCCGTTCCTGCTCCCATTGCTCTCAAAACTCTTAACGATCCTTCTCTTTATGGTGGTTGTGATTCCCATGGCTATTGCTATTGGGGACAATTCCTATCGCGAGGAGTGTGGCGATGGAGGAGCGCAAGGGAGTGTCCCGAAGGCTTCACGCACTGGCTTCCTGCAAATGTGATGGCATTGCCCACAAGAGTGGCAACTAAGCCTCGCCGTACCATTGCATTGCCCACTCGCACTGTTAATCGTGCCCGCAACAATTGATCGCAACGTTTGGAGCCTGTGGAGCAAGGTCAATGGCAAGTGGCATCATATGGCCACAAGCAAAGACCATGCTGATTTGGCTTTCAAGGCCGACAGGCTTCGTAGGATCTTCACGAACAGGCAGTTCCTAATCGTGGAGGGCGCTTCCATGCCTCGGAGCTAATCGTAAAGAAAAGCAACGCTAATGATTCAGGGTGTCAGCAATGGCCTCTCCTGGCTGTATTGTTGGTTCACGAGGCGCGAGCTTCTCCTTTCCTTTCTTTCCCATGGCAACTGTTCCCACCATCCACCTCAATGGCACCAGCGGCAAAGACCTCTGGAATGAATACCATGCCGCCTACGAGGCCATCAAAACCTCCATTGACGCTCTCTGCGACGCAACGTGCAACGGCAGGGACTTCTACCCTCAAGGGCCTGCAGCATTCTCCCAGGCCCGTAGCGAGCGTGATGAAGCCCTTCGCAAGCTTCGTGAAGTGAAGGCCTACACCGAAGAAGTGCTCATGGGCATCATGGCCCAACAGCCCTGAATTGTGAAGCTTTGTAACGGGGCTTGACTTCAGGCCCCAAATGAATTAATTTTCTTCTCGTCAACCAATTTCCTTTAAAACCATGAGCCATCAATTCACCTCCGGCGTGTTCTTCAACAATGAGCCTGCCTGGCACAAGCTTGGTACTGTCCTGGACGGCACCCAGCCCGCTCGCGAAGCTTTCTCCACTGCCAATGCCGACTGGGGCACCATCAGCACTCCCGTGTTCGATCCTGCTGGTGAGCCCATCCCTGGCTACCAGGCCATCACCCGTGGCGACACTGGCAATGTGCTCTCCATCCAAGGCGAGAGTTATACCATTGTCCAAAACGAGCAGCTCATCAGGGTGGCAGAAGCCCTGCACGAAGATGCAACGATGGATGCCGTGGTAGTGCTCAATGAAGGGCGCAAGGTGGCATTCACTGCCAAAGTGAACAATTCTGAAGCTGACGTGCTTCCTGGTGACACCATCCACCAATACCTTGTTGGCTGCACTTCTCACGATGGCACCATTGCTTTTCAAGTGATGTTCAGCCCCATTCGCGTGGTGTGCCAGAACACGCTCTCCTACGCTCTGGGTCGTGCTGCTGCTGGTGCCTCCACCAAGAAGATGCGCATCCGCCACACCAAGAATGCCAACTCTCTCATTGATCATCTCCCCTCGATCATTGACATGCAGCGCCAGCAGTTCACCGTGGGCATCGACGAGCTGAAGGCAATGGCCGCCAAGCCCTGCACCTCCGCTCTGTTCCGCCAGTATTGCGAGCAAGTGTTTGCTGATCAACTGGTAGGCATGACCAATGACAAGCGTGGTGACAAAACCACTGCCCGCCCCAAGAAACTGGAAGACCTGACTGCATGGGATAGCGTGGCGAACAAGTTCCATGGGGAAGGCATTGGCTTTGACATTCCTGGCGTGCAGGGAACCATGTGGGGGGCTTACCAGGCCATCACCGAGTATTTCTCGCACGATGCAGGCCGCGCCACTGATTCCATCGAAGCCGCCCGTCACCGGCTGGAAAGCCTCTACTGGGGAACCGGCGCTACAACCATCGCCAAGGCCCACTCCCTCGCTCTGGTTTGATCGTTTCTCGGGGCCAGCAATGGCCCCTTTTACCATGGAAGCCCTCACTATTACGCAACGCAACCTTTATTTGTATTTTCTGAACCATTTCAAGAAAAACAAGCCAGGGCGTTGCTTTGTGCCGCATGTGCCCTCCCGAAAGGATCGCGAGACTTATCAAATCAAGGCTGTGCAAGTGCTGGCCCAGAAAGGCCTCATCCGTCTCGACCAAACCGCCAGCCACTACACGCGATGGACGATGGAGCCGCCAGAAGCTTGACAGGCATCCCGTTTCAGCTTATTGTTCTTTCAACGAGGCGCGAGCCTCACCACCTTTCGCACCATGGACATCTCCGTCAACTACACCTCCCCCTGGGACAAGCGCTATTGGGCCAAGGACTACGCCGATGAAGCCCTGCGCATTCTGGTGGGCTCTGGCCGCTGGCCTGCAGGCTCGCTGGTCGTTGAGCACACCGACCCCGCCAGCCCCACCCACTGGCGCGTGGTGTCCACCACAGGCATTCAGCAGCCAGGATGGTGAATTTGGCCAAAACGCTTGACGCCTGTCCCGTTTGAGCTTATTGTTCTTTCAACGGGCCGCGAGGTCCACCACCCACTTTCAGCCATGACCCGCATCAACCACACCGTCGAACAGCTCACCACTGCTGATTCCTACACGGTTTTCAATGGCCTCAACACCATTGCCCTGACTGTCACCGTGCCTGACTGGCACGAGCCCTTCCCCATCCAAGTGCGGATGGGCGCTGCCAACCCCCGTAAGCTGGAAATGACTGGTTTGCTGCACGTCTGCAAGACTTGGTATCTCAATGGTCCCGTGGCAGACCAGTGGACCATTTCCACGCTCAACGGCCCCATCCACGTTCCTGCTGGCACTCGCATCGAGACGGAGGAGCTTCCCGAAGTGTGGGAAGCCAATTCCAAGCCCAGCAGCCCTGGCAAGAAGGAATGGTACGCCTATACCAATGGCCGCACTGCCTTTTGTTGAGAACTGTTAAGCAGGGGGCTTCGGCCCCCTCTCTGATGTATTCTTTATTTAACGAGGCGCGAGCTTCACCACTCCCTTTTCAGCCATGACCTCCTCCTTCATCGAAGACCAGCTCATCTCCATGGTCGCCCGTTTCATTTGTGAAGCTAAAGCTGGCGACATGCTCATGCTTCCCGCCATGGCAGCCCTGCACAAGCGCGAAGATGGTCGCATCTGCATGAGCCGCCAAGGAAGCCTGCCTACGCCCCTGTGGGAGCCTCTGAGCCACCAAATTGTCGCCACCATTGTCCGGTGGAGCAAAGAAGACCTGCAGGCCGCTTAAGCGGCCTTTTTCTCCCCTCCATCGCCCTTTCTACCATGCAAGACACCATTAACATCCTGGCCATCAGCAATAGAGGCCGTAGCCGCATTGGCACCACCATCACCACTGCCATTGTTGAGCAGAATTTCCACGACAAGCTTTTCATCGTGTTTCCACAGTTCAATCAATGTCGATGGATTAAAAGAAACAATGATCCTGACTTTCGTATCATCCCAGAAGACTAATTATTCGTTTTCCTGATAATTACCATTTATTCGTTTTCCTGCTATGCATACTGTTCGCACTTTCACTTCCAACGGTTACTATTTTGACCCCACACGGGAGATTTATCAAGCCGCACGTTTGAAAGACCTGATTTCTCATGTGCGCCAGTGCATGGAAGATTCAGAGTATCAAATTGGCATCTTTGATGACAACGGCCATTGCAAAGGCTTTTGGCTTGATGAAGCAGAGGCTGTAGACGATGGAGAGGGAGGGCTAGTGTTGGAGAAGCCTGCCTATGTGCTCTACCGGCCTGGGGACATCCCTGCAGGCATCTGGAACGTCCATCTTTCTAAATTCAAGCGATGATTATCACGATGAATGACTACGAACTTTTACGGTTTACAGAAGATTGGTGGGCAGGTTTTATGACCTACGAAGCCGAAGATGGTCGTGCCTATGCACAACATGTTTTTAATCACGTTCATAAACAGCATTTTGTTGATTTCCTGCGTGATGCTTTGATTGAATTTGGAGAACCAGAATGATTCTCATTGATTTCTTCACTGAAGCCTGCTGCAAGGGCACTGAACTGATTGAGGGCTGGTATTGGTATGAAGACGATGGGGACGCCGTAGGAGGGCCTTTTGAAGACGAAAAAGACGCAGTTCTTGCTGCTGAACTTGGCATCACTTGGGCTGAT